CCAGCGAACAATTTGTTTGTTCCGTTCAAACCACCAACGGCGATCAACTTCATATTAGTTCCAGGATAAACCATTTCCATTTCAGTTGCAGCATCAGCCACATAGTGAAACAAATTGGCGTTCTTCAAATTAACCAACATCAACTTGTAAGCGTCAACACCCAAGAAACAAACTAAGTCAGTTTTGGTTGCAACGGCAGCAGGAATGTTTGCATAGATTTGATCCAAGATATCATCAATGTTTGCAGCAGTCACGGTTGTGAAAGTTGTTGGGGCAGCATTCGCCAATGTTGGAGATGCAGCAGCGATGATTTTGCTGAAACCATCAAAACGGCTTAAGTTAGGATTACCACTTGCAGTATCACCCTGCCAAAGAGCAGTTTCCAAAGTTTGTGCAATCACGGCTACCTTCTCATTACCAATCTGCTCTTCAAAAGGAATCATTGTTGGTGAACCAGGCATAATTTGTGTTTGCATCCACTTTGCTTCCAAAGTTTTAGGACATAAAGTTTCTTCAACTTTCACAGCACCAACGGTGATGTTTCTTTGTGTGAAGGTTGTTGTACCACTTGGATTGTACCCACAGCCATCGGCTTGTAGGAATACAGTTGAAGCGATGATGTTCAAGGCAGCAGATGACTTAACACCTACCTGCACTTGGTTAGCAGCGTACATCGCAGCAGCAGTTTTGCCGCTGAACAATGCTTTAACCAACAAGTCTGTTGATTGTTCGTTGTTGTAATTAACGAGAGATCCGACTGAAAATGCCATAGTTTTAGTTTATTTATTTAGTGAGTTTTTTAATCTTTTCAATGCTTCAAACTGATCGTTCTTCTTGTTTGAAACGGGAGTTTTGGTTGGTTCTTCTGAAGGCAAGTCAGCAACTTTCTCGATCAAGTCGATTGCTTTGCTCATTGCTTCTTTGTGGTTGTTGTTTGATGCAGTCAATGTTGCTACCTTAGCAGTCAATTCAGCAATGGCAGTTTCCATCTTAGCAACAACTTCGTTGAATGCACTTACTGTTGCGAATTCCTCAGCTTCAATTTCAATCTCAACTTCAGGTTCAACGATTTCGGTAACGATTCCGTCAACAGTTGTCACCAACAATCCACCTTCAACCTCGTGAGTTGCATCAGGTGCTGGAATGTCACCTTCAGCAGTTTGAACGAAGATTGCAGTTCCGATTGCCAATTCGCCTTCGTAAGTAATTACAGTACCATCAGTTAAAGTGGCAGTTGCCATCTCAACTTTGATTTCTTCGTCAGAGAATCCGAGCATAGTGCGGATTTCTTTCAATGTTTCTTTTGCGTTCATTTGTTATATAATTAGGTTTTTGTTTTAAGTGTTGCAATTTTATTTGCCATTCCATTTGGAAAGCAAGGATTTCATCTCCTCAATTAGTTGCTCATCAGCATCAACTGGAAAGTCAAAAACACCCTCAACCGAGAATCCTTTGAACTCGCCTGACTTCACCTTTGACCACACATCTTCATTGTCTATCAGGTAACTGACAAACCAAGAACCATCGGCAACTTCTTCAAATCCCTTCGGTGGCATAACGCCCCGTTCACGATCAATGATGTATGATTCAAACAAGCTCACGCCATCTGCGATTGGTGTCTTGTGATGTGTGTTCACAGCATCGTACTTGTTGCCCCTTGCCCACTTCTTTGCAATCTTGAAGATGCTCTCCTTGTCAAATACCACATAGTATTCACCACGCACATCGTCCCTGCGATAGATGGGTAGATCAGCAATCATTGCTGCACCTGTAACGATGCGTTTTTCTTCATCCTTGATTTCAAACCTTTGGGTAATTTCTGCAAATGCAAGAAAGTCCTTTTGTATGGCTGGAGTTTCTACAAGCGAAACGAACTCAATGCCCGTTTCCTCGTCAAACTCGTTGATGTCTAATCGGTATACTGGTAACTTCATCTTTCTTAAATAGCGTTATTTTACAACGGACACTTTTCTCGTAGTATCCACACGATCGGTTGTTCTTCTGATGTCACCTTCAGTCACAAAAACTTTGGTATCAAATCCGCTTACTGTTGGAAGTGATGAGCTGATATTTGGTGCAGACATTGCCGGTGCATTAATACCCATTGCTCCTCCGCCTCCAGCACCTGATGCCTTGCCACCTGATAGCACTTGCTTTGCTTTTGCTACATTCGCCAAGATGCGAACAATCCCTTGTGCATAGTATGCTGCGGTGAACACGGGAGTTGCTGGTCCAAGTATTCCAGCCACTTTTGCAGATGCCTTTGCGGATTCAGCGTTCAACGAACTTACGGCAATTGCAGTATCAATGGCAATCTCAACTAATGCGATTCCCTTTTGAATGTTTTGACGCTTTTGGTCTTCGGCAGTTAAGATGTTATTTAATGCGGTTAATCCTTCAACCGTACTTTGTGCAATTGAAAGTTTGGCATCTCTTATTTGTTGGTCTGCTTTAAGATTAAGTGCAATTCTTTGTCTATTAAATTCGGCTTCATTCGCCAATGATTTGTCTCTATATAGTGCATCAATCTTTTGAATCTCTTCTTCGTTGCCTTCTGCCAGTTTTATTTGTTCGTCATAAACACGAGCAGCATCGGTGAGTGATTGCAGTTGATTCAAACTTAATTTTTCATATTCATCTTTTGCATTGGCTAAACGCTTTTTGATTTTTTCATCTTCAACTTGATTCTCTAAATCTTGGAGTTTTTTCAAATGCTCCAATCTTTTATCTCTTTTTATTTTTGCTTGTTCCTCATTGTATTTCTTTTCCTCGGCATCAATTACTTTTTTCTTTTGAACTGATTCATTATATAATGTTGCTTCTTCTTCAAGTTGCTCTTTTGTAAGTTTAACCCCAAGAGATCTCCTCTTTTCAATCAACGCAATGTCGGCATCTGCTATCTCTCTACGCTTTTTGAATATCTCCAGTTCTTTGCCTCCTTGAATTGATAGTATTTCAATTTGAGCTTGTAATTCCGTTTTGCTTTTATTGGTCGCTTTGGTAAAACTTTCCAATTGTCTTTCGGCTTCCGATGTTACTCCAATGAAATCGGTAAATCTTTGAAACAAATTGCCCATAATCTCCGCCACTTTTGAAAGACCAGGAATCGCATTTGTGATTGCGTTTGATACCTTTTCAAAATTTGCCACAACATAACCCAAAGCGATTGCCAACAATCCAATTCCTGATGCTGCAATTGCACCTCTCAAAGTTGAGAATGCTTGTACCACTTTTCCTTTGATTGTGTTTGCCAACGCTGAAAATTGTTGTTGAACTTTTCCCAATCCTTCAAGACCTTCAGCCAATGCCATCGCACCTTGAAGTTTGACCATTGTCTTTTCCAAGTCCTTTGAATCGTTACCGAATAAAGCCATCGCACCTTGTGCTGCTTGAAATCCACGAGCAACTCCCTGAACAACTGTGTTTATTTGTGCAAACTTGTCGGGATTGACCGCAGCAACACGATCATTGAAATCATCCATCCTATCCCTTGCACCAGCAAGTGCTTGTTCTGCTCTCACGGCTTCGGGCGAGAACTCACCGAACTGCATCACCGCTTGTTGAGCTGCGACTGTCAGTTCTCTTATTTCGGACTTCATTGATTTGAAGTCAGGTTTTTTGACGGTTAAGTCAATCGTTGCGTTTAGTGCCATTAGTGTCCTTCTGCTATTATGTAAAATTGAACGCCATCAGTAGTGATGACATCGTATGAATGTGCTGATGTTTGTGTGTGCGTGTCGCTGCCGTCTATTTGAGCAGAGGTTGCGGTGGCAATTACTACTTGATGACTTGGCAATGGCTTTTTGATAATCCAAGTTTTACCACTTAGTCCAGTTGGATCGGGTAGAGTGATGGTAAAATTCCCGGCAGTTGTTGATGCTATAATTAACCAATCATATTTTGTTGCCGAGTAGTTTGCTGATACGGTTGTAACTGCACCACCACTCAAATAGTTGGGATACATCTCATAGTTGCCAACATAGAGTGTATCAGGTTTGGTGACTTCAAAGTCCGTGCAGACCAACGCAACACTCCCTTCAGCACCCATTGAATAATTTACTCGCCTTAATCCAAGACCTGAATTGTTTGCACCGTCCGAAGATTGTACAATATCGTATCCAGTAAACACACCACCGCCACTTCCCGTGCTTCCACCTACATTTGCCCCACGAATACCCGGTCTGATTGGATTGCTTCCACCGGGATAGATATCTCCGTATTCTTCCGTTTCTTCTCCTTGTCCCGTTCCTGCACCAATCTTCTTTGTTGTGATGGTTGCTGGTGGTATGAACTGAGCCAAAAGGAATTCGCATTCATAAACGCCTTCTTCAACTGGATTGTAATCGCTGACCTTGTTCAACCTCCAATACTGACCTTCAAAGAAATACAAGTTGTTAAATCGTAAGTTGAACCAATCCGATGGCGTGATTCTAAAATAAGCTCGTGCAATCTT